TGTTACTTGTTGAGTAGCTTGAGCTGCCACTAGAGCTAATTCGTTCATCATTTCAGGAGTCATTTGATCCATTGGTGGTAATGGTTGACCCATAGCCTGTTCTATCTGTTGTTTATATAACATTGCTTGGTGTTCTTGTATATTCGCACCTATAGTTGATACCACCATTTTATTATTAGCAACCATAGGGTTTTGTAAAAATGCACTGTGTGCTGCTATGTACGCTTCATGGTTTTGAAACTCAAATGCTTTTATAGGTTGACCCATCATTGCTGCCTGTTGTTCTGTTATAGGATCTTTAGGCATAATTTCTGCTGGGGGTGGTAATAGCTTATCGATGTTTTTTACTTCTAATGCTTCATACATTCTTTTGTACGCTTCTCTTAGATTATGTATATCTGGTGCAGCTTGTGCCATTTGTAGTTCTTGTTGAGCTAACATGACACGTTGCGACATACTAAATATGTTAGGATCACTTACAGGAATAATATCTACACGATCATCAAAATCAAGCACTTTTATTTCCTGTTGACCACCTTTTACAGCGTATGGGTAAATAGGTGGTAGAGTTTTAGCAAATATTTCTGCTAATAACTTAAATTCTTTACGTTGGGCAAAGTGTAGTCTTTTGTGTATAGCTGACATAACTTTAGTGCCACGTTCTAACATAGCTACAGTTGTGCCTACTGGTAGTTGTTGACTACCTATGTCACCAACTTGCATGTCTGCTATACTAGCAAACCTTCTACCTGAGTCAATTAGTACACCTAATAAGTTACCAAGCACACTAGACGGCTCTTTATATGGTAAAGGCATCAATGCATCACGTATTGCTCCTCCTGGAACATCTACATCCCTAAATTCTCCTGGACTTAACGGTTCATCTTCGCCTTGTATCCTCATACCTCTGGCTTTAAACCCAGCTGGTAGGTTTGAAAGTGTTCCAGCGTCAATTAATTGCCTTAAAATAGCTGTAGCTGACTTAGTTAGCCCTCCAATCATGTGAATTAAGCCAAAACCGTAAAATCCTAGCCCTGGAAGGAATTTATAGTGTACAAAATACTCTTTTTTCTTTAAATTTTCGTCTTCAGGGTTCCAATTACGCCTAATTGACAGTATTTCACCTGTATCTTCAAGAATACTGACTATATATGGTACTGCTATCTCATATTCATCTATGCCTTCAAGCTCTAAATCAACATGGAACTCTAAAATTGTGTAATTATCGTAGTCAGAAGCTGGTCTTGACTTACCTTGTAGTTCATCTATCTTCTCTTGGGCATCATTATACTCACTTACACCACCACCGCTGAGCTCAATATCTCTATAAACACCTGAAAGTTGCATTTTTCGTATATCATTACCAGTCATATTGACTGAATGGGTAATTCTAGGACTAGTTTCTAAGTTGGTTGTGTCGTAACTTACTACTAAATCTTCTGCTTTTACAAAAACAGCTGAAGGTCTGTCTAAAATTGAGTCATAATAAACCTTTTTAAAGGCAGAACCTGATAGTGGAAGGTAAAATAACAGTTGATCCATCTCTGGGTCATAGTCTTCCATGACCTCAGTTATCTGATAGTTCATAAATTCTTTTACTCTGTTCGCTTGGGCTACGCTCTCTGGCGTCTCCTCGCCCACAACTTTGGTACTCACTGGTCCATTGGGAGGTAAAAGCTCCTTATATGCCTGAGCTTGGAACTGTGTTGTCGCTTCGGACAGTAATGGATGAGTGACACCAGAGGCACCAGCGAACGGCTGATCACGGTCTTCGGCTTGTATGCCGAGTAAGTCTAGTCCTTTTGTAAATCCATCAAGCCATTCCTGCCTTGAAGATTTATCTTCATCGTAAGAACTTAATAACTCAGAAGTTAGTTCCCCTAAGTATCTTTCATCCAAAATTTCTGCTAGGTTAATATCGAAACTAGTCATAGTAGTTTCTTGCTCCATGACTGGTATCATTTGACCATCAGGTCCCATTTGAAAATCAGTAGTAGGTTCTAGCTCCTCCTCTTCTACTTCTATATTTATAGCTTCGTCGTCTTCCCCATCGCCCTGCATTTTTGGTGGGGTGGGGTATCTTTGTCTTTCTATTGCCATATTCGTAATTTAGAAGCGTTAATAATAACTTATTTTTTTCCGATGTAATACCTCTTCTTCATAATCTGATGGAAGTTGTATAAAGCCACCTTGCCTAAACCTCATCAATGCTTGTGAAGTCGAGTCCACTAAATCGTCATGATCGCCAGCAGGGAAAGCTGCACATTCTTCTATTACATCACTTGCCCATTTAGTGTCAGGATGCCAAACCATACCACTTTCAAATAATGGAGCACATGCGTTTACTCTTGCAACTTTATCATTACCTTTTGATGGAGTGAAATTTTGAACAGGTATACCTATGTTTCTTAATTCTTGAGTGAGGGGTAGTCCACTTGCTTTTGCTTCTATTATAGTTACGTCAGGTTCCCAATGTCTATATTGATCTAATGCTATTGCTTTTAGTTCAGGGAAAGTGTATTTACCTTTTACAACATCCAGTAAAATTATATGAGGTACTGTTCCGCAATATAATTCATCGCCACCTAATCTACCTTCTGGGTAAAATACGCCCCAAGTTGTTATAGCTGAGTAGTCACTTAATTCTTTTTTCAAAAAAGCTGTATCATAACTTTGTATAATATAGTCACACTGCGGTGGTTTAGTGTGTGGCCACTCTTTCCACCATTCTCTTTTTATGAGTGCTCCTTCTTCACTTGTGGGGTTCTGCATATATTGTGCGTGCCACTTAGGTCCACCACGTAAAGATGCTTTGACGCCTTCTAACTCTTCAAGTTCCCAATATTCTGGCCATAGCGGTTTACCACTTGGTAATATTGCAGGTAACTCGATAACCTCCCATTGATCTGCTTTCGGGTCACGAGCTGAATCTTTCAGTAGTCTGCCTGTTAGGTCATTAACGTTCCATCTTGTCATCACTATTACGATGGCACCTCCAGGTTGTAGACGTTGTCTAGGTCCAGAAGTATACCACTCGTAAGTATCTTCTAACGCAACTTTCGATAATGCATCTTGCTCTGAGTGAGGGTCATCAATAATAAATAGATCCGCACCACGACCTGCTAACGCACCACCAGTTCCCACCGCATAATATTCTCCACGTTTTTTACTGTCACGAGTGTCTTGAGTTTCCCATTTACCTGCAGCTTTTGAGTCAGGATTTAAGTTTACATCTGGAAAAACTGTTTTATAATCATCTGTATCAATTAAGTCACGAATCTTTCTACCAAATTTTACTGCTAAATCTGCGGTGTGGGTTGCTTGTAATATTTTTAAACTTGGGTTACGACCTACTAAGTAAGCAGGAAAAAAATGAGAAGCAAACTCTGACTTCGTATGACGAGGAGGCATGTTTATAATTAATCTTTTTATTTTACCTTTAGCTATACGGTCAAACGCTTCTGCCATTTTTACATGATGAGCACCTTCTATAAATCCTGGCCATTGTGATTTTACAAACTCAAGAAAATTATTTTGACAGGAATCTACTCGTTCTATTTCTTTGAGTCTTTCGGTAAGTTGTAAATGTTCCTTCAGTACATCTTCAGGAAGATCATTTAAATCGTAGTTGCTCATTTATCTATCATTTTTTCTGCTAGTTTTTCTATAAGCTGCATGCCGTCTTCAGTGGGACCAAATATAAGTGAAGTATCTTCATTAGGAAGATCTTTTGATGGACTAAATTTTCTAAGTGGGTCATCTATGCTAATCGCAGGAAAGTTTTTACTAATTTCTTGTCCCACTATAGGATCATTAAAATCTACTATTATATTTTTTCCTCTCATTGGTCCTTCGTATAGTTCCAGAGCGTCGTAGTATAGGTCGTTGTACGCATCCGAATGTGCTTTTGTGAGTGGGTGTCCATCAGGTATGTTAGCTCTTCCTGGTATAGCACTAGGAAACTTTCTTACCGCCTCACGTCTTAGCTTCATTATCTTTTCACCTTTATACACCAAGTCTTGACCTTCTGGTGTTTCTTTAAAAAACTTCATTGCTCTTAAATATTCATTATATGCAGATTTTTGAAATGGTTCGTATTCAAATATATCATAAGCTAATTTAACTGCTCCTTCATGCATAAATTCTGGATCAGGCATTCCCGCAGGATATCTTTTAGGTGTATCTGCTGCTATTTTTTTAAATTCATCAAAAGTTAGAACTCTGTCGTATTTACCAGCTTCGTTAAAAATATCAGTTATTGGGTAAGCCATATCTCCCCAATGGTGTGCGTTGGTATCTAGCAGTTTATTTACTTCATTAGCTGTTTCTCCATAATCTAATAGAAGTTGTCTTGAAGTTTTTCCTCCAAATTTTGGCATATTTTCTAATATATTTGTATAACTATCTCTACTACCTACAGTTATCATATCCGACAGAGCTTGACCTACAGGGGTTGAGTTAATTGGTAAAACTTTAGCAGCAACTTTACCAGCAGCAGGAGCAAAGTTTCTAAAAACACTTCCAGGCATCATAGACAAAGCTCCTATCCCTACTGCCCCTAAACCAAGACCTTGTGCAAACTTTCTTCTTTTTAAATCAGGCACGTTTTGAAATTGAAACTCCATTTGACCTTTGGGAGGAGGTGTACTACCTAAAGCATATCTCAAGAGTGGGGGAGCTCCCACCATAGTGCCCATAAATGCTGCACCTAAATTATTACCTTTTTGATATTCCCCTACTGCATCACCAGCTAATAACGAACTCTCAGTTATGGCGGAAGCAGTTCCTATTCCTCTTGGTATGGCACTAGCTCCAGCAGACATACCAAACAAAGCAGCATCTACTAAACCAAAATCAGACATACCATATTTTAACATGTCGGACATAGGTCTGTTTACATTTACCCCTTCTGGTAATTCTGAACCATAAGTTCTCTGTAGGTAGTTCAGAGCCATATCTTCTTCACTCGATCCTAATATATTATCTATTATACGTTTACCTTCCGCACCGTATTTATCAAGAGCGAAGTTTCTTGCTTTATCTCTCCAAGATTGGGATGGTCCGAAACCTGCTTCAAATTTAGGTTCTTTTTTACTCATTTTTCTTTATTGAGTATTTTACGTATTTTTTCTGCTTTTTCATCAGCTGTGTCTGCGTGTAGTTCGCTATCAACAACTTTCTCTAACTTTAAGTATGGGATTCTCTCATTCGGTACGTATCTCCATGTGTAACCTTCTTCACCATATACACCAAAGACAGTTTGATTTAAACCTATTTTTATTATCATAGCGGTTTGGTCTTCTAATAATACTTTATCGCCTTCATCAAACGGTGAGAATAATCTAAAAAATAAACCTTTCATGAAACTTACTGCGTAATCTTTTACAGCTAGACCAAGAAGCATGGTTAATAAGAAACCAATAAATTGTATATAAAAATCATTTAACTCTATTTCAAACATGGTCATATCGTACATTATTCATCTTCAAAGTATTTTCTCAATTTTTTTAATCTCTTTATTTGATCTAACTTAAAAGGAGTATTACTTAGTATTGGGTTATCGACAGGTTTTTCATTCATATACGTAGGTTTTTTAATTTTCATAAGTTTATCATCTAATACTATCATTCTTTGAATAGGATAACCTGCGCCTGTACCTTTCGTCATGTTAAATATTAAAGAACCTACTCCTTTTTTTCGTAAAGCATTACTTATTTGAGGATTGAAGTTTCTAGGGAAGTTTTTCATATTTGGATCTTCCATAAAGTTTAGTATGTCTCTAGCTTGAAACTGTGAAGGTGTCACTGATTCTATACGAGAACTTTTTCTAGGAGTCATATTTCTAAGCATAGAAACTATACCGATAGGCAAGTTTTCTACGTCCATCATGCCTTTGGGATTGACATCTACGTTATATATCTGACCATATTCTTTTCCTCTAGTAGCATACATAGCTGCATCTGCAGCATCGTCCGTGAGATATACGCCACCTCTCTGCATTGATGGGTTAAGTACGTTCGGCATACCTTCTACTAGTTTGGTTAATTCTTTTATACCCTTGTTCATTGAACCATGGAGCATGGGTCTTGATTCATTTAAGATGTATTTACCAGCACCCTTTATTCCTGCTGCCCCAGGGACAAGCTCGAAACCTGCAAGAACCTGATCGCCTAGCGACGCATCAGGTGGTAACATCGTGCTTGAAACGCCAGGAATGAAACTAGCAAGACCGCCTAATCTTTCTATAGCTGGTCCCATGGTTCTTCTATTGAAGCCCATCCTTTCTAGAGCGTCAATCAGTAATTCAGTTCTAGTAGGTTCCCTTGATTCAAATTTTAATTGTGATACAGCCATACGTCAAAAGTAAAAAAATTTTGCAAAAAATTTTTTGCAACGTCTTCTTTAGTGTCTAATGATATAAGGTATATTGTAGAAAGTAAAATCTAACTTAAATGAGACTCAAAATCTTACTTCGGGTGGGTGGGAGGGTGCAGGCTGAATTAAGGGGGGTGCCCCCCCTACTATAAGTTAAGTAAAAAGTAAAGGCATTTTTTCCTATATAACTATAAGTTATTTACTTATATACTTTTAACTTAACTTAATATTTACTATTTACTTTTAACTTAATAAGCCTATAATATACTTATTAGCTTAATTATTAACCCTTTAAATTATAGCTAATATTAATTAACTAAAGGGCGTTTTTATAGGTAACTATATGGCTACTAAGTATAACTTAAAGGCTAAAATAGTACTAGGTAAAAATACCGCTAGGCTAGGTGAAAAAAACTTAGCTAAGTACCAAAGCTGGGTAGGTAAAACCGTTGAAGAGGTTTACGCTACTAAGCAAGGGGCGGTTGATATTACCTACGCTATTAAAGTAGGCGGTATTGAAGAAGTACCTTCAAGCTAAAGTTAGGGGGGCGTAATAGCCCCCCTTCCTTTCGCATGCGAGCGATCCGATCTGACTTCATTGTTCTTGTACTAGTAGTTGTTGTAATAATAAAGGGGGCAAGTGTTTTGATTGGGGGAGGGTGATTTTGATTTGACAATCCTTATGCCGATCCGATCCGATCTGTATTATAAAAAAGAAAGAGGGTGCCGAAGCACCCCCAATCTCGTTCCTTTATTTAAAAGTGAGGAACCCACACTTTAGATCATAGACCAAGTCCGCCATTACCACAAGTCTTGGTTTTAAATCCAACGCTTGCTGAGGAGTCTTCCCATTTAGTATAGGTTGACGTTCTGCGTTGTGCGCAGCCCTTGGCTTTTTACTAGTAGCCACTAGTTCACGATCCATATTTTCACGAACGTAAGCGTTATTAATAACGATCGTATCTTTTAAGTTTTTAGTAGTCACAATGACCCTCCTTTATTTAGCTAAGAACCATTTCTTAACCTTATAAATATATTATACGCCCGAACAATATGAAAGTAAAGTTAGATGT